GCCATATTAATTCTTTTTACAGCAACGGATTCTGTTACAAGGCCTCTCGCGGCTTCTCTTTGAATACGAGGAACTTCGCTTGTGCTACCACCTTGGGCTGGTACATCCACCCACAAATCATTTAGTATCTTCGTTATACGTGCTACTTCTTTGGCATTGTCTGCTTCGATATAGCTGATAGGTTGGCCCGACTTTTCTAATTCTTCTGGGCTAAGTGTGTTTTTCGTCGGATCGAACCTCTGCTGTCGTTTGACTCCTGAAGTTAGTTTAGTTCCCTCCCCCATGCCAATAAGGTCTTGCATCTCTTCTCCGATAGACTTTCCTGAGAACTCCCCTTCACCGAATACCTTTGGAGGTTTAGTGTCATGGGGAAGGGGAGCTTTTAGTTGCTCCGCAATTGGCTTAACCTTTCTTCCCGTCTTCTTAGCTATATCGTCGTGATACTTTTTAGTTTGTGCTAAGTAAAGACGGTATGCCTCTTCCGCTACTGTTTTCGCTTCTAAGTTTTGTTCTAGGGCTGTCATTGGGTGGTTGTCTAATTGTTTATAAACCTGTTCTAACCCTGGATACCCAACTCTTTCGCCAGATCTATTAGGTTTCGACCATTTTCCTTCGAAGTATTCTTTAGAAGGAGGTTCTTCCCAAACTGGCAATGTTTCGTCTAGTGTTCTAAATCCAGGTTCTACTTCCCCTGAAATGGGGACGTTCCCACTTTCGCTTACTAATGGAGGACCGGGGCCAGTTAGTTTTCCTGTGCTAGAGGGTTTTAGTCCTCCTACCGGTCCTGATCCTGGTGTAGGGATTGAGGTTCCAGGTACTGCTGGCGCTCTTTGCAAGACCTCTTTTCTTTCCTTACTTGCTCTAAGTAAATCATCTACATTACGTATGGGGCTAGCTTCTAGTGCTTCTTTAAAACTGTCAACTCCACCTAGCGGGGTTGCGTTGCGGCGCATGAGTGCCTTTATGAGTTCAGCTAGATGAGCCATGACGCAAGTCCCTTCTTTCTTCCTGCAAGTCCCTCTCACCCCACCTGAACCAACCAACTTGCTTGGGAGATGTATCCACCATCAGCTTTGAGATGTTAGGACGATTAGACAGCATGTACTTCGTAGTGTCCATAGCATGATCGTCTTTATCTACTGGCTTGTCTAGTTGCTCTCCCATTGGGTTCTTCATCCAATAATAATCGCCAATCTCAGTGATCCACCAATCAAGTTTATCACTTACATACAAGTAAGGTGCACCATACTCACCAGTAATCGGGTTCTGGTGGTTACGCTGTGGTATGAGATACTGGTTGATCTTCACTATACCATTGGCGATGTCGTTGTTACCTCGTGTACAAGTGATACCTTCTTCCTGCATCATATCACTAATGGCTTTGCCGACAAGCTTCTTGCCTGTAGTCTTACGACGGAAGATGTCAGGGTCAGCTAGGATCATGCTGCTCTCTACGTCATACTTCCTGCGAATGTCCTTGATCCCGTCGAAGTCATAATCACTGTCTTCGTGAATGCCATTCATGTGTGCGTCAAGTGGTTGTTCCTTCTGATACGATCCATCCATGAGGAATACATTACCAAGATCGTCACAGAAACCTAGTATATAACAGAATGGAACTGCAAGGCCATAATCGTAGCCCTCTAGGTAGTTGACATCTTGTGCTTTCACCTTCAGTTGCTTATGATAGCTCTCGATAGCGTGATGTGACATGACGTGGACTGATTCGTTGAAGGCCGGGTATACAAGCCCTTCATAGCTGGCCCATTCTCCCATCAAGAAGCGTGAACGCATCTGCCCCTTATAAGAAGCCTCCAGTGTCTTAATAAAGTCAGCTTCTAGATTCTCTTGGTTCTCATAGGTCGAACCTTCGAAGATTTCGATAATAGGAACAGGGAGCCTGTTATCATCGAACATCATCTTACCATCTTCGTCTGTCTCGCAGAGGAGGTTCTCGTTGATCTGCCCCAATGCTAGGTCATGTATTGGATGTACTAATTCACGGTAAACCCAATTACGAGTGGGATTAGTAGTAAGTACGAACCAACGAGGACCACTACTAGGCATTGTAGAATCTTTTCCATCATACGGGGTCATCCCTCTTAGACGCCCAAGCAAATCAAGGAAATCTTTGTGTACAATCTCAGGGTCTTCCATCTGGTCTACGATAATAGCATCATACGTCGCAGACAAGAGGTTAGAGGTTGTAGCCTCATTACCGAACTTACCTTGCTGTGCTATGTAGCGAAAGTTAATGGTTGTTCCATTCTTCAGTGTACAGGTATTACTTGCATTGGCACTTCTGGGAAACGACTCAATCCAATCAGTAGGACACCATTTAATAAACTCCTTCCGCAATGTATCATTGAGTTTAGGATACGTGGAACGAGCCATGAGTATATTAGCCCCAGGATAGTCTTTAGCAATCTGGATGGCCTTGATACACGCAGCAGAGGTTTTGCCATTAGCAAAGCCTCCACCAAAGAGTTGTACCTTGGCCTTAGACTCTAGGAAGCGATCTTGAAGACTGTCTTTGCGGAGCTTGAATGTAGGCATTACTTTTTCTTAAAGTCCTTCAAGGTTCGTGCTAGTTGCGCTCTCCTTGTGGTGGCTTTTCCAAACTGACCAGTTAATGCCGACTTCAATTTGTCACCAGGGATTTTCTTACCCTGTGGAACTCCTAAGTCTCTATGAAGTTGTCCAGGCTTCTTTATGGCTCCCTTGATCCAGTCCTTAGCCATTAGTCGGTCTTAGCCCAATCTGTATTGGCTAATGCAGCCGTACTGGTAACATCTGCCCGCTGACCAATATAGTTCTGGTCTGCTGTTGTATCCGTACCTAACTGTCCAACATACCCAGGAACTGTGGTTCCATGCAATGCGCTAGCAACAACACTAACACGGCTATATTCATTTTCTGGGCCAGAGCCTGTTCGTCCACCTCCGTTACCACTTGCTTCAGCTACTGTTGCCATATTACATCTCCTTTGGTGTTATATCAATTGTCGGGATGTCATCTTTCTTCTCGACATACTCAATAGTAAGTCCCCCTTCCATCTTGTGTCTATGTTCAATGATGTCAGCAGGGCGATGTCCTGCACGATCAAGAACATCTTTAGCGACACCAAGACGAGTTCCTAGACCTACCTCATTATTCTCCAAGGTATCAATCATTAAATTAGCTGCTGAACGGGATCGTTCTACAAACAATCCACGTACATCAGACAGGTCAGATTCAAGGATGTTCTTGATGAACTGACCTTGTAGATTAGTATACTCGTCGGAACTCTTAATTGTTTGAAGTTGTTCTAATGGAATCAACAATGCACTGGAGATGTCCTCATCACTTATCCCGAATAAGGAATAAGAGATGACAACACTAAGGGTGTTCATTTGCCCAGGAGGAACGGGAAGATCGCTGATCCTCTTTCGAGAAGCAACGATCTCCCGTTTAATTTGTTCCGTGTTAGGAACTTCTACTAGGACTTCTTCTTCAATAACTGCCCCATCAATGGGGTTGATCCTAGTTCCATCAGCTAGAACAAGTGGTTCTGTTCCTTGAGGAAGCATTGTCTATTGTACTGTTCCACGTCGCATAGATGGATGTGGCCTACCACCCATTCCCCTGAGCCTGTTATAGATCATCATCAAGAGTCCAGGGTCCGGCGGTGGTGGTGGTGGCGGGGCTGTCATGTTTCTCCCAGCATCTAGTGGACTTGGTTGTGGCCCAATGGCATTATTAGTAGGATACAATCCGGTTTGTAGTGGCATTGGCATCGCTGATCCTGTGCCTCCCGGCGATGGAGGCCTAACAGGCTGGACTGGTAAGGGAGAAAGTCGATCAGGAGTCTGAGGATATACCTCGCCTATATGAGGATCATAGTTCTCCATCATAGGTGCATTACCTCTAGCTTGTATTCCTGTATTAACAGCAGGGTTACCATCGCCCCGCGTTGGAACAGAAGAAGGAGGAGGAGCCACAGGACTTCTTTGTCCAAGATTAGGAGCGGCTGGGTTCTCTGTTAGAACTTTGTCCCAGAAGCTTGAACCACCAGCGTTTGGGTTTACTTGTCCTTGGACATTCCGAGGATTCCCAGGTCTAGAACCAAAAGGCATTTCTACCTCCCTGCATCCATCTTACCACCACCACCATTACCGGAAGCGTCAGTAGGATAACTAATAGAGCCACTACCATCTGTAGGAGCACGATTCCAACGATCCCCAGACGGAACAAGGTCTTCCTGCAGATTAGTA